GGCGCATGAATTGGATTTTTATGAGAAATCACCAAACAGCATCAAATATGCTCTTGAAAATTTGCCAAAAGACAAGCCGCCAAATGTGCTGCAATTCAGGGATTTATGCAGACAAAGCCCAGCAGGACTGTGTGAATTACTGCCTGAGCCACCAGTAAACAAAGAAAAACGTGACGCTGCATTGGCAAAATTGAGAGACTATACCAACCTATTTAAAAAGGGCGAGCGATGACCTACGAACAAACACTAAAAGCCTACGCCATAAGCGTACTAGAGCGCATTGTCTCAGGCGATAAGGGATACGACGATACCGATATGAAAGATTGCATGGACGTGCTATTCGGGTAAACACCTAGATACATTCATCAAGCAACTGTTTAGAATATAAACCCATGAAAACAATACAAATACTAATCACAATCGAGCTATCCAAATTCAAGCAAGATAGCGAAACACTTGCAAAGACTATCGAGCAACGTGCATACAACTACATCATAAGCAAGGGAGCAACAGTTGAAAAGTGCGCTGCGGTTGTTGTGCCTGAGTTGGATGGTGTTTAAGGGAGATAAACAATCATGAGCGAATTAACTTATCAAGAAAAAGAAAAGCTATTCAATTGGTTAATGAGTCAAAAAATATGGCATGCCAAAAAACAAGGTAAATGGCATAAATCACAATCTCGTTATTACGCAAAAAAGGCTAGATTTGTTTTTACATTTACTGAGATTATGCAAAGGGCAATTCAACGGAATAGAACACAATTGTTAGAAAACATCAGTAAAAACAATGCGTTGTTTCAAAGACTTAAATCTGTTAAATAATACGAAAATCCATGATTAAAACACCATATTCTCTTCACTGTCAGCACCCTAAATTAGATTTACAAGATAAATCGTTGAAATTTAGTGATAAAGAAAGAACACGTGATGGCAATTCTATTATTGCCGAAGTCGATTTGATTGAGGTAGATGGAAAGACGATTGCAAAGTGCAAACACGGTGATAAAGCGCAGAGGTGGATTATTAATGAAGATTTTTCGCAGGAGAGATACTATGACTAATCAAATTATTGAAAACAAAGAAAATCGCATAAAAAAATATCGCGAAATGGTAAGCGAAAAATCAATCGAGGATCGAATCCTAGAGTTATGCGAAGAATATAGCAAAGCGCCAATTGAGGCGTTTACTGGAGCAAATGGTGATTTTTATCAATTGCACATGTCTCGAGCATGGCTGTGCACTTTATTGAGTGGATACATAAAAGAAAGCCAACCAATTGACAAAGAGAAATCCGTAACTTTAATGATGGCATTAACTCAAAGCGACAATCTATACGAGGATTTTATTTTTAATAAAACAGGGATAAAGCCTGTTAGATGGTAAGACGGCATGGACTCCATTCACTAAAATAAATGAATGGCGAAAACTGGATTTTTAACTTATAATGCTTGCATCTATTTTTAATAAGGTGCAACTATGGATTACTCCAAAGCAAAGCCGTTAGCTGAGAACAGCAAAAAAAAACCAAGAGGTAAGGCTTTTCAAAAAGGCGTAAGTGGTAATGCAGGTGGCAGACCTAAACTGCCTGATGATATTAAGCATGTCCGTGAACTTGCAAAATCACACACAGAAGATGCTATTACGGCATTGGTTGATGTCCTATCGAGTGACAGTGCAAGCGCAAGGGTGGCGGCTGCCAATGCTTTGCTTGATAGGGGCTGGGGTAAGGCTGAACAACCTATCGTAGGCGATGCTAATCAACCGTTAGTATTCTCACTCGCTACTCCTTGGCTAACACAATCAATCGCAGCACGGAATGGGGATTAACGAATATCAGCCTCGCGGTCAGTTCGTAGATTTCCACAATAGACCACAACGCTGGGCAGTATTGGTTTGCCATAGACGTGCTGGCAAGACCGTGGCATGTGTGGCTGACTTAGTCCTAAGCGCATTGGTTACAAGTAAGAGCGATGCGCGGTTTGCCTATGTATGCCCACAATACAACCAAGCAAAAGATGTGGCATGGACTTACATCAAACGATTGACGGCTGACATACCCAATGTCCAATACAACGAAAGCGAACTAAGGGCAGACTTGCCTAATGGTGCGCGTATCCGTTTATACGGTGCGGATAACCCAGACCGCTTACGTGGCTTATATTTGGATGGCGTTGTCCTTGACGAGTTTGCCGATATGCGTTCTAGCGTATGGGGCGAGGTCATCCGTCCAATGCTGGCAGACCGTAAAGGCTGGGCGGTGTTTATCGGTACGCCAAAGGGACACAATGAGTTTTACAAGTGCTGGCAAGATGCTCAGGCTGATGATTCATGGTTTAAGATGATGCTTAAAGCGTCAACTAGCGGACTGATTGACGCGGCTGAGTTGATAGACGCTGCTAAGGGCATGACGGACGACCAATACGCACAAGAGTTTGAATGCTCATTTGAAGCGGCTATTGCAGGGGCGTACTACGCCAATGATTTCAAAGAAGATTGTGTGCGAGAAGTGGCATACGATCCTAAACTACCCGTATTTACGGCGTGGGACATTGGATACTCGGACGATACGGCTATATGGTTTTGGCAAATGGCTGGCGGCGAGGTGCATGTTATTGACTTCTACGCGGCTAATGGGCACGGCGTACCTCATTATGTTGACGTGCTAAATGAAAAGGGCTACAATTACGCTAAGTTAGGAAATAAACCTTTTCTATGGCTTCCACATGACGCAAGGGCTAAAACCTTCGCTAGCGGTGGGAAATCCAGTCAAGAACAATTTATGGCATTAGGGTATTCGAGTAGAATTGTGCCAGAATTGAGTTTGCAGGATGGTATTAACGCTTTGCGTATGATGCTTCCAAGGACTTATTTTGACAGGGTAAAGTGTTTTGACGGTGTAGAAGCGTTAAAGCTCTACCGTAGAGAGTATGATGACGACAAGAAAGTATTTAGAGACAAGCCTTTGCATGATTGGACAAGCCATGCAGCGGATGCAGCTAGATACATGGCAATTGCATATAGAGAAGCATCACCAGAAGCTCGGCGACCTGAGCCAAAGTTTGCGTTTCGAGGGACGGATAACGGCATGACTTCACTTACAATGAATGAAATGTGGGCATTAACACCTAAACGAGATACACGCATATAATGGAAACATCAAAGAGTTGGCTAGATAACTTAGAATTTGCCAAGAAAGAACAAGAATCTTGGGAAAAACGCGCTGAAAAGATTGTCAAGCGCTATCGTGATGACCGTAGCGAGATGGCTAACGGTAAAAAGTACAACATTCTGTGGTCTAACGTGCGTACTCTCGTTCCTGCCGTCTATTCCAAAAAGCCAAAAGCCTACTGCCAGCGTAGAAACAAGGACAAAGACCCCGTTGCACGATGTGCGTCTACATTGTTACAACGCGCACTTCAATATGAAATTGATCAATACAGCGATTACGACGAAGCACTAAAGCATTCCGTGCTAGACCGTATGCTTGGTGGTCGTGGCGTGGCTTGGATACGTTTTCAGTCAGACGCTGGACATGAAGATGAATTAGCAGAATCCGCAGAAATTACCACATCAACCGATAGCAATGAACTATGTCCGACTGATTACGTTTTTTGGAAAGATTTTAGGCATAGCCCTGCTCGTACTTGGGATGAGGTTACTTGGGTGGCGCGGCGCGTATATCTATCGCGTGATGAAGGTGTTGAAAGATTCGGGGATGATTTCAAAAAAGTCCCGCTAAGTCACGAGCCGATTGGCTTGGACAAAATGAAAAAGGGCGGCGTAGATATTGAAGGCATGAAAAAAGCCGTCGTATGGGAAATATGGGATAAATCTAGTAAACGCGCTATTTGGGTAGCGGTTGGTTATGAATTTATCTTAGACCAAAAAGACGACCCATTGATGCTAGAGGGATTTTTTCCATGCCCCAAACCATTATTCAGCACAATGACAAGTGATACGCTTGTTCCTATTCCTGACTACACGCTTTATCAAGACCAAGCCAATGAGCTAGACGACATTACGGGGCGCATTGCTAAGTTAGTAGAAGCCGTCAAGGTTGTAGGTGTTTATGACGCAAGCCAAACCAATGTTGCTCGTATGCTACAAGAGGGCTTCGACAATCAGCTAATCCCCGTTGATACATGGGCGATGTTTAGCGAAAAAGGTGGCATTAAAGGCGCAGTTGACTTCTTACCCGTGGAGATGGTGGTCAACGCCTTGCAGCAGCTTTATGTCGCACGTGAGCAGGTTAAACAAGTCATTTATGAAGTGACGGGTATCTCTGACATCCTACGTGGCGCAAGTGTCGCAAGCGAGACAGCAACAGCGCAAAACATCAAGAGTCAGTATGCAAGCCTTCGATTAAAAGACATGCAGTCAGATGTAGCAAGGTTCGCAAGCGACCTTCTACGTATGAAGGCGCAAGTCATGGCGCAGTTCTATTCTCCTCAGACGTTGGTGGAAATGTCGGGTATGCAGAATACAGACGATGCGCAGTATTTAGAGCAAGCCATGCAATTGCTGAAAAACAACAGTCTGCGTGGTTATCGCATTGAGGTTGAAACCGATTCAATGATTACGCTGGACGAACAGCAAGAGAAGCAGGATAGGCTAGAGTTTTTAACAGCAACGGCTGGATTCTTAGAGAAAGCCATTCAAGCGCCGCCTGAGCTAACTCCATTATTGGGTGAGCTTCTCCTATTTGGGGTGCGCTCGTTCAAAGCAGGCGACCAAATGGAAGGCGCTATCGAAAACGCCGTCAAACAACTAACAGCACCTAAGCCCCCACAACAGCCACAGCCTGACTCACAAATGATGGTTGAACAAGGACGCATTCAGCTAGAGCAGGTAAAAATGCAAATGGCACAGCAAACCGAGCAAGCCAAAGCACAAATGGATGCGGCTAAAGCCCAATCTGATAGCCAATTAGCTTTTGCCAAGATGGAGCAGGAAAAAGAGATTAAAGCGGCTCAAATGGCGCATGAAGAACGCATGGCAGAGCTAACCCGCGCCCATGAATTGCAAATGGAGCAGATGAAGCAGCAAGGAGAGGATGGACGTACATCGGCTAAATTGGAAGTAGATAGTCAAACAAAAATCCAAGTAGCGGCTATGTCGCTAGAGAAAAAAGAGACTCCAGAAGTAAACGAGGACGGAGTTGATGTTGAAAAGCTAGACCCACTGAAAGTAATGGCTGATATGCACGGCGAAATGCTCGGGCAAATCGGTGAGTTGGCTAAGGTAATGGCAGCACCACGCACGAGAAAGTTAGTTCGTGGCAAGGATGGCAGGGCTGAATCAATGGTTGAAACGATAGAAGGATAACAAATGGCACTAAACACGCAATTAGCAAACGCAACGGTGAACGGTCAAGGCGATAATCTTGCAACACGTTTAAACAGTGGATTCTTACGCATTTATGACGGTACACAGCCTGCTACTGCTGACACAGCTATCACCACGCAGGTATTGCTTGCTGAGTTGACGTTTAACGCCACAGCCGCGCCTGCTACGGTCAACGGCTTAATCACTTTTAACGCGATTACAGCGGATTCAAGCGCTAACGCTACGGGGACACCGACATGGTTTAGAGCGGTGCAATCTAACGGAACGACCGTTGTAATGGATGGTTCGGCTGGTGCATCAGGCGCTAACTTGAATTTGTCGGGGCTAACAGGTGGACAAATCATTATTGGCGGCACGGTATCCGTATCAAGTTTCACGCATGATGTATTGAACTCTAGCTCGGGACTGTAATGGCAACAGGTCAAGGTAACATCACTTTTAACTTTGGGGCTGCTCCGGGCACGAACGTTGTTACAACC